CGATCTTTTGGGAGAAGATTCGGTTGATGACTTTCTTGAGCGGGTTGACCGTCGAATCGATATAGATGCGCGTCGACTCACTCGCGATATTCCCGCCCAAAGAACCGGTTTCCTCAATCCCGATCCGGTAGGGCGGCATCCGGAAGCAAACCAAAACCTCGTCCCGCAATTGCTTGAAGTAAAGTTTGAACGATCCCTCCTTCACCTCGGTCACGAGAGGCGTCCACGTGATCTTCCCTCCCTCGGGCGGATTGATGACGAGGGTCTTGTGGGCGTTGTTCGATCCCTTAATCTCGACGTCGATGAAGTCGGAAAGCATCTTGACGGAATCCTCGTCCCATTCGCCTTCGACCGTGACGATGGCGGCCGGCACGCCGTAGTTCTCGAAGAACGAGAGGTTGTAATCGCGAATCCCGATGAGGGCCTTCACCGATCCCACGGCCGAAAGGATCGACGGCGCGCCATAATGTTTCGATTGAGGGTAGTAGTTGAGATAGACGATGAGTTCGTTGGCCGGCGTGAAGACCTTTCCCCCGATCGATTCGGGTGCGCCCGGTTCGCGTTCATCGCCGGTATTCATGTCAACGTCTTTATCGTAGCCGAATCGTTTGAACCACGTATAGGTATTGCCTTGGATGGAGCAGAATTTATTTCCGCTCTTGTGGGCGCGAATCGTATGGGCGGGAACGTGGTAGAGGCCGTTGACGATGCCGTAAACCGGCGAGGGCGTTTCCTCCCCTGCGGGTTCCTCGCCTTCGGCCGGAGGCGTTTCCGAGGCCGGGGCAACCGTTGTCGCCCTGACCACCTCCATCGCCATCATCCCGACGAGGCCCCAATCGATCACGAGGCGTTCGATGATATCCGTCACCTCCTCCTCGGCCGTGTTCGGATCGGAGAGGAATTCGGAGATCATCTTTTTCGCCACTTCGTTCTCTTCGGCCTCCGGATCGATCGGTTTGATATCCCATCCTTGACCGGCGACATCGCGGCCGATTTGACGGAGACACGCGTCATAAAACGAGCAGTTCTCCATCAGCGTCAGGAGGCCGGCCGCGTTGAACGGCGGAGGGATGAGGCCGCGGTCCGCCATATAATTCGCCTCGAGTTCCCGCTGTTGGGAAGCCGAGCGCGCTTCGGCCCGGGCCTTCTTTATCGCGTCCTTTTGGAGCGTCGCCCAAGGGACCAAGCCTCGATCGGTCGCCACGTAGCGAAAGACGCGGCCTACGCGTTTCACCGGTTCCATTATCGGCACCGGAGTCGCGTTCTTATCGAATCCCGAAGACCCGACCTTTCCTCGTGACATGGAATCCTCCTTTTGGCTCGATCACCGCCACCGGCGTCGGCTCGGGCTTCTTCCCCGGTCCGTCCTCCGCCGTCCCATTCTGCTCCACGCGTTCCGCGTTTTCAAGTCCACCCGGCTCCACGCGTTCCGTGACGATCGGCACCGGCACCGTCGAAGGCGGAGGCGGAGTGGTCGAGGCCCGGCCGTATACCTTCCCGGCGCGCTTCGGTTTCGTTGCGATCATCCACATAACGAAATACCTCGTTTCGTCGAGGGCGTGGTCGGCTTCTTTCACCGGCTTGCCGCCCTTTTCGCGATAACTCGCCACCTCTCGCCGCCAATCTTTACAGACCTGATTGACGAAAAATTTAGGCCGTCCGACTACCGGCCGGAGTGCGTTCCGAACCGCCTCGATCCCTTCGGCGACATCGTTCTTCGCCGGGATGATCGGGATGCCGGCGTCCTTCCATTCGCGGATGAGATCGTCTCGAGCGGGATCGGCCACGGCCGCGCGAACGTTCTTCCACCACGGTTGCACCCGGCACTCCTCGATGAGCCGTTGATTGGTCGTGCCGTGACGATACATCTCGCACACCCTCACCCATCCGATATCGAATAACTGCCACACCCCTACCGAAAAGACCGCGCCCCCCCAATCGATCGAAAGGTACACCGGCCGGACTTCGGAAAAATACGGGAGGTAGGAAGGCGAGTGGAGGGCTTCGTCATATTGGTCGCCGTAGACGAGATCGGAGCGGCCGACCTTCTCGCAAAACCATTCTATTTGGAGCGTGGCGAGGTTGAGGACGGATAATTTTTGAGCGAAGTCGTGGATTTTGTAATATCCGTCCGCGTGCTTCATATGCTCCCCGGGACAAAACCTCGACACCGGACACGTCGAACACCGGTAGTCGAGACACGGTTCCATCACGTCCCAAATGCACCATTTGTAGAACGGTTGATGGGCGGCGAGAGCCGTCTCTACCGCATCATCCATCACGCCTCCGTAGCGGTGATTGGTCGAGAATTTTCCGACACCCGCGCGAACGTCGGCCCGGGATTGGGTTTGGGATAAGGCGGCTTGGTAGACGTCCGGGGTCATTTCGTCGATCTCGTCGAGGATGAGGCGTTGGGGGTGAGGACCGCGGACCGATCGAGAGGAGGCGGTGAGGACCGTAGCGGCCGATCCGTTGCGCCATAACGAAAGGCGGCGAGTCGGTTCGGATTCGAGAAATTCTTCTTGGAGGCCCGTGAGATCCCAAAAAGAGGCGAGGGCTTTATACACCTTTTCGGATTGCTCGAGGGAACCTCCGAGGATGGTCGTCTCGAGACTTGGGAACGAGGAGGATTCGACCCACGTAATGAGGCCGGCAAAATACGACTTCGATCCGGCCCGGGAAGCCCATACCGTGTAGTCGAGGACGCGATGGGTGAGGACGTCCGCGAGAAACCGGAAGGGAGCGGTGTGGTCCGCGTGGCCGCAGTTGACCTTGGTCGAAATGATCGGCCGATCGAGCCACGTAAGGAACGAGCGTACCTCGTCATCCGTCTTTAGGCGATTTTGGAGGAGGAGTTGGAGGGCCGCTCGTTTCGCCTCCTTTACGATCTCCGGCGATATCTCCGGGCCGCTCTTCGGGGAAGACAATACCAACGGGCCGGCCTCCGCCGTTCCCCTATCCCTTTCCGTTTCCCGTTTCGTTTCCTCCGTTCCCGCCTGTTGGGGGCAAGGCGAGGACGGTTTCATGTCCGCGTTTATTTCCGTTTCCATTTCCATTCCCTCCGGCCGACATCTGCTTCAACCGCTCGATGAATTCCGGCATCGTCGGCACGCCGGTTTCAGAGAACATCTTTTTGAGGGCCGCTCCGAGGTCCGCGGTTCCGTCAAAATGAGCGAGGGCGATTTTCTTTGGGGCCTCGAAAACGAATCCGAGGCCTTGGAGCAATTCGATCGATTCGCGAAATATCTTCCACGCGGCCGCCGCATCATTCGATCGCACCGCCCGGCGTTGATATTCATTCGACTTCATCCATACGAGGTTGACGAGTTCCCGAACCTCCGCGTCCACGTCCCACGTGGTCATCCTCAGGACCGCCTTCCGGATTCGCCCCACGTGGGCTTGCGAAATGCCGATCATTTGGGATATCCGGACATTCGAGATCGTGGAGTCTTCGCGAATGAGGAAGAGAACAAGTTTTTTTCGGATATGGTAGTCGAGGGATTCCGGCCGGATCGATCCGGTTTCCAATCGTTTAAGGATCGAGACGAGGTGGGCGTCTAACTTTTTATCGCCCATCGCGCGTGGCTCCTTTCACCGGGTTCCCTTCACCTCGTCCACTACCGGAACGACTCGATGGGGGTATTGAGGGAGTCGGCGCACACGAGTTCCAAAGCCCGGCCCATTTTCGTTTTCCCCTCGAGGTTCATTTCCGTAATGATCCGGGTGAGGGCGGAGTTGACGATTTCCATTTGTTCGGCCGTGAGGAGGATTTCGAGTTTGAGGAGATTGGAGCCGGGATCATCCCATTTGTATTTCGGATTGGGGGATTCCCAATCGAAGGCCCCGAGGGAGAGAAAGGAATCAATTTCGGAAGCCGGATAGGGAAATGTTTTCAAGAGGTCGTCTTTTCCGAATTCCGCGTTCAATTCCGTGATGATAGGAGCCAACCGAGAGATATTCGAGGTGAAGCGGGTTTCGTTGATTTCGATGGCGATGCGTTTGGCCTGACGTTCGGAGATTTCCCCGAGGTCGTAGCAGATGACGGAGGCCCATTTGTTCAGGAGGACGGCATCGAGGCGATGATTCCCGTCGATGACTTCGAATAGGTCGCCCGGGATATGGCGGACGATGAGGTTGAGGAGTTGGCCGTTGCGTTGGAGGTTTGCGGCGAGTTGGGAGGCTTTAAACTCATCGTCATCTTTGTAATTCCACGGGGCCTTTCGGAGACGGTCGACCGGGATTTCTACCATCCGATCGAGACGGACCGCGGGAGGCGCGGAGGGATCCCCATTTGAAGGGTTTACGGGAGGGGGCGGAACGGAAGGCGGTTCGGGTGAAACGATTGGGGCTGTTTCCGAGACGATAGGCGGTTCGGGAGAAACGGCCGGTTTTTTCTTTTTCGGGATTTTCATATGATCTTCTCCGGGGAAAGGACGATGAGGCCGGAATTTTCGCCGTCCTCCGAGACTTCGCACTCGTCGAGTTCGAATTGATGGGCGAGGACCACGGCGAGGGCTTCGCAGGAGGTTTCGCCGAGTTCTCCGCCCGGCCACGAGCGATCGATAAACGCGGCGATCTCGTTTTTGAAGGTTTGGAATTCGATTTGGCGGTTTGCGAAGGACACTTCTCTCCGCGCGCGAACACCGAACACGTGGCGATGGCGGGAACGGAGGTAGTCGACCGAGGCCGGCGCGCCGGGCCACGCGTGGAATCCGACGAACGAGAGCCGCGCTTCGATGAATAACGTGTAGTTTCTCATCGGGAAAAAGCCTCCTCGAGAAGCGGTTCGATCGAAGCCCGGTATTGGACCGAAGGGGGAGGGAGCCGGCCGTCGAGGGCCTCGCGGATCATCCGGACGGCCGATTGGAGGGACCGGTAGCGGTAGGCATCGGGAACGGTGTCGCGATAAGAGAGCCGATCGGGAACGATAGGGACGGCGCCCATATTGATTGATTCTTGGATGGCGATGCCGAACGTCTCTTGGAGGGCGGAGGAAAAAGCGACGGTTGACCGCGCGAGGAGATCGTAGTATTCGCCTTTCGACCGCTTCTTTTTTTTCGTGAACAGGAATTCGGCCGGATCGGAGGGGTAGGCTTCGCGGTAGACCGTGGCGACCGCCTCGAATTCCTCGGGTTGCTTTTCCGGCGCGAGGCGGTGGGGGAAAAGGACGATTCGATCCTTCGGCCGCGCGCGCCTCTCCTCGTCCTCGAATACCGGGAAAGGGACGAGGCGGATTTTGCTGACTTGGAATTGGCGATGTTCGACA